TCTACTTTTCTCAGGAATCTCAGAGAGTGAATCAGATACAAACGCGCCAACCGGACATTCCATGTTGCGTACAGCGAGAGCACGGTACACCGTTTCTTCTGCGCCATATTTAAGTTTTCCTTTGGTGGTCTGGACCGGAGTCCATTTTCGTTTTCTGTTTAATAATTTTTCGTAGGGGTTCATTGTTGACAGTCACAAGCTATTTCATCAGGTTTGTTGCTCATTAACTCTGCCAAGTAATTATCAACTTCGGATTGATCTAATGCTGCATAAGCATCAGACTTATCTTGAGTATCGCCCATCACTTGTAATGAGTAGTAGAGCGAAGTCTGTGGGCTTTTAAGCCACTCTTCGATAAAAGCTTCATCGTAAGTCACCATGTCGCTCCAACTGTTGAAGCTATAGCCATGAAGCAATCCAGTTCTATCAAGCATAATCATTATCTGATCTGCTACTTCTTTATAAGTCTCCCATCCCACTTCGGATGCGATTTCTACGTTGCCATATTGTACTTGTTCTACCCCAAATTCACCTGAATCCCTGTCAACTGTTCGAGCTATAGGAGGTGCGATCTCAGGAGTTGCTGTATAGCCATTGAGATCTCTACTTCTATAAGAACAACTAGCCGTTGGAGCTATAGCAAATGCTCTAACCATGTTGTTCTCCCTTGCGATGTTAGCTGCTTCTTGTATGCCGAGGTAAAGTTCACGCGCAGCTAACCCTGCGTTACCTTCGTAAGGTTGAGCATTATTTGTTGCTCTAAGTGCCTTACCAAACTCGGCATATGTGATGTTGTTGTTTGCTAAGAAGTTGGCTAGACCTAAGAGTCCGAATCCAACTTGCCTGTCGAGATCTGGCGCAAGATATTCTCCAGACTTGTCAACCCCTGTCCGACTATGGAGCTGGCACAAATCTGACATACCTTCACGCATACCTTGTCGTATGTCGCCGATACGACAGGCTGACATATTAAGGTGCTGTAACAAGCACGTTCCGCGTGAGGGCAAGTAAACCTCAAGACAGACGTTGCTGTAGATTCTGTTTCCATTGTCATCATATTTTATTTTGTTGAGCCAAATGTCTCCTTTTGCAATTCCTTCAAGTATAGATTTCTTTGTTCTATCTTCTGTATTAGCCCATTGTTTTTCGGTAAGGTCAACACATCGTTTAACCCATGGGAGTTCTTCTCTGGAACACTGCACGAAGTCAAGAATATCGGGGGAAGTAATGTCAAGGTGAATAACACACGCGCCGTTTCTGTACGTACCACCTCTTCTAAGTATTTCATTTAATGTTGAGTAAATTTTTGCGAAGGACACTGGACCGCTTGCAACAAGCGTGTCAGTTCCTTTATTAGTTTTCGTTCCTGCTGGTCGTAGTTTTGACAAGTGGACTGCGACACCCGCTCCATATCTGAGAGCGTGTGATACAAATTTCCAGCTGCTTTCGATTCCATTTGGTCCCTCCATTGAGTCTTCAACTACGAAGACAGTGCATGATACGGGTAGACGTGATGTTGGATTATCAATCCATGACTGGACTCGACCAGTCCTAGCAATTTTGTTAGCCATTTATATGAGTGAATGTAAGTTGGGTTTTTTGTAATTTGGTCCTTTTAATATCTTTCCGTCTTCTCTTCTAATTGGTTTTCCATCTTCATCTAGTTTCGATAGATTACTTTTATGTACTAGCTTTAATGCTCTGTCTAAATCCCAACCCATGTTTGCTGCATACTGATAACAGACATAAACAAGATCAGCTAACTCTTTAAGAGCTTCCTCTTTGTACTTATCGGTATTTCTAAACAGCATCATTTCAGCTTCAATAAATTCCATATACTCTTCAGTAATTAAGCTGACTTGATAATCTCTCGTTGCTTTATTATCAGAATTTTGTATTTGATATTTCTTCCTGAACTCTTTGGCTTGTTCTAAATTCGATCTCATTTTGTAGGTAGTGGATAGCTTTTTGTAAATCTTGTATGTCGTTGTCTTTATGACCCGCTCTGCATGTGTATTTGATTACGTTTCCAAGGTGGAATCCGAGTCGTTGGTCTCTAATAAAATCCCAAACATTAATGGAACCTCGTTTGTAGTACGAGGGTCCGTGGTCGTTGGTGGTTTCGGCCATTTTTCTATAAGGTTTTTAATACAATTTGACAAGACAAAAGTTTGCTCTTGTAACGCAATCATTACTGTGGCAATGTCTTCCTTTCTTGTTTCTGGTTTACTAAGCTGGATTTCAAGCTGGCGTAGCTTCAAATCTTGCTCCATAGTCAATTTTGTAATCGGCTTTGGGGGTCCAGAGTATTGGTTCTTTTTTGTCATGATCGTAATCTTCAGTAGTAAGTATGCGAGCAAGTTGTGCATTTATTAATGCATCTTTTTCAGTCATGTCTTTCTCTTCAAAAGTTTCTACTACTGCTTTCCATGTGTAGCCTTTGAGTTTGAAGATCTGTTCGGCACGTTTTATACCAATTCCCGGCACACCTGAGTAGCCATCTGTGTTGTCACCAGCAAGTGTCTGTATAAGATGCCATTTAGCACCATCTTCAGGTGTAATCTCAACTGTCTCTTTAAAGTCATATAATTTACCCGGTATCTGTCTCATATCTTTATCAGGTGAGACAATAATGTTTCCCGGATACTTAGTTGCATATATACCTAAAGTATCGTCTGCTTCTAAAGTATCTTTAATAATAACTTTGTATTCAATTTTTAAATTATTGATGACCCTTTTAAATCCACAGGGCTTTTTTCTCTGTCGATGACCTTTGTATTCCGGTAAGATTTTTTTCCTAAAATTATTAGGGCTTGTAAAGAAGAGAATCATCTCATCAAACTCACCTAATTCTTTTGCAATTTTGTCTAATTCACGTTTTACACATTTGTATGCTTCAGTAAAATTAGAAGTTACTACTATTAAATCTTCACCGAAATCAATTTCCGTTTCTGTCGATGCACAGCATTTATATACTATGTAATCGGCATCAATTAGTAATTTCATAAAGTGTTAAATATCTTACGAAGTTCATAACGCCTTCGTCATTATCTCCAGCATTGCCAAGACCTACGTTGCATCTTTTACAAATCCATCCTCTAAATTTTTTGTTTACTGGATCGTGATCGAAGCACATACTGTTCATTTCTTGTCCATATGTCATAGGAGTTTTACAACATTCACAAGGAGTATTTTCAGGAGGTCTATGTTTTTGCACTAATGAAGCATCTCTTATACCCCATTTATTTTCAACAGCATCTAATTTAGATTCTTGTTGAGTATCTCTGCATGTAATGCAAATTTTACGGTGAAATTTTTGAGAGCCATAGCTATTTTCAGAAAATCCATCTAATGGTTTTGTAACTCCACATCTAGTGCACTTCTGACCAGTTATTTCCTGATTTTGATTCTGCTGCGATGGGGATACGTAATTTATAATATTCTCCAGCTCTAATTGCTGAGTATTCAAGGGCGAACTTGATTTCATCTATATTTTTTTCTAAACACTCGTACTGCAATTCGTCATGAACAAACGCTAGTTGATGAGTGTGGGTATATTTTTTTGTTATTAATTCGTTGGCAATAACCATCCATCTTTTAGCTATTATTCCTGCACTACATTGGAGAAGATAATTTAATGCTTTGTGTTTGCTATCGACCAGCACTCGTCGTCCGTCACATGCCACGAGGTAACCCTTAGTAGCCTTATCTGCAACCGCTCCAAGTAAGTCGGAGAGTCCTTCGATAGCAGCGACGTAAGCTTCTCTAATCTCTTGTCCCTTTTTACGGGCTTTCGTGGGTTGTAAAGAGTTATCATAACTTAGTCCTAATTTTTCGTTACCCGCGCCATAGAGAAATGCATAAGTGACAGTCTTAACTTGTCTGCGGGTGATTCCTATTTTGTCTGCATTAACTTGATGTATATCATCGTTCAGTAGTATGTCTGCGTATCGACCTCCGTCATACCGTCCTAAATAATGAGCTAACATTCGTAGCTCTATTCCAGATAAGTCAGCACCTACCATTATTTTTCCCGGACTAGCAGTAAATAGTTCTCTAAATTCTTTATCCGCAGGAACTTGCGCTAGGTTTGGTTTACGATGAGCACATCTAAATGTGTTCGTACTAACCGAGCAGTGATGGTGTATTCGACCTTCACTCGTAACAAGCCTGTTCCATGCGTTCACGCCTTCGGATATCATTCCAAGCTTCTTCTTTATCGTCAAACATTTCGCACATAGTTTGGAGAAGGGAATATCTATCTCCATCAATGTAATCTCGTCTATAATTGGTTTCCCAGTCGTGGTGGTCTTGCTCAATTTGACTTTGAAATGAGTCGTCAGAATCCATGCTATGTGGTCTCGTGATGTTGGGTTAAACTCCTTTATTCGTTGTATTTCACATCCTTCTCTGTATCCTTGTGTTGCGTTATCTCGTTTAGGAGTGAACAACGATCCTGCAACGTAAGGGAATTGTCCTCGAAGTATTGCTTGAGTTTCTTCCATCTCGCTTCTGAGAGATGACTCAAGTTCGAGAGCTTTTTGTTCATTAAATTGCCATCCATGTATTTCTTGTTCAGTTAATATCTGGGCGACTTGATGCTCTAATTTACACGAGTCATCAAGGGGCGGAAGTGTTCGCATAATTTAGTTGTTACTTGTACATCTTGTACGCAATAATCTTGCATTTCTTGTGACCATTCTTTCCAGTCACTTGTTTTGCCAAACTCACCTTTATATTCACCAAGGCGATATCCATATGCTTCTAAAGAATGTCTGCCATACAGTTGTAAAGGCATCCTTTCTATGTTTCTTTTTTTATCTATCTCCATCAAGTTTGGATGATATAACCTAGATAAGACAAGAGTATCGACAACATTATTACAAGGCTCAAACCAAGAATAAGTTTTCCGAAGAACAGGTATATCGTAGCCAACAATATTATGACCAACGATGACATCAGCATGGGTGAGCCAATGCAAAGCTTCCGTGATCGGGTAGCAGTCGTTACCTTGATTGTTAAATATGAACGTCTCCTCTTTCTGGGAGTCGTAGATGGCGATGCAATGTATCTCAGAAACGTCATGTAATAATCCGTTAGTTTCGCAATCAAATACCAGCATTTGTTTGTCTGACATATGTTTTATCTTTAAACTTTGCTTTCTTTTTTGCTTCTTTTGTAGGTGGGTTTGGTTTTTTTAATTCATCCAACTCAGAAGTCTGTGTTGGGATTGAAAATTGGGTCCGTAGTTTCATTGAATTTACAGGTGGTTTTGTCATATTTCAGTTGAGCAGCCACACCTGTTTCGCCTGAATACCTATTCTTTAAAACTCGTAATGTCGAGACATCATCTGGGTTTTGCTGGTCGCGTTCCAAGGCGAGTACGGTGTCGGATAGCTGACTAATAGATGCAGATCCGCGAAGCATTCCAATTGATACTTTTTGTCCGTCTTCTATTGCTTTATCTCCTTGCGCTCTTCTTAAGTGAGAAACTAAAAATAATTTAATTCCTGTTCTTGCAACTAGACTTCTTAAATCAGTCATAGTTTTATCTATCATTCTTCTCTCATCTCCATCTAATCCACTAAGTAATATGGATAAGTGGTCAAGAAAAATTACTTTAGTATCTAAGCCCAGAGCCATGTATTCAATGCGACTGTAGATAGTATCCGCAGATAAACTACCAAAATGGTCGTATAAATAAAGGTTCCAACCCAAGATAGTGGAATCGTAGGCATCTTTTAGGGTGGTATATTCGTGTTCTCCAAGGTGCAGGGCTTTTCCCACAGCTACAGACATAAGTCCTAAAGCTGTTCGCCTGTTGGATTCCTCCAATGCGATGTAGCCAACCTTTTCTCCTGTGTTTAACAACTCCGTCGCTAATTGACGACAAAAGGTTGATTTACCTTGTCCAGTTCCTGCTGTAATCGTAGTCAGCTCACCAAAGCGTATCCCATGGGTCATAGCTTGCAGTCCCGGGAAGGGATATGAGTGATTACATGGTGGGTTAGGAGTTGTTACTTGTTCAAGTAATGTTTTTCCATCAACGATGCCATCAGGTTGATAAGGCTTCGCATCATATATTGCACGGCGAATAGCATTTGCATCATTAGCTTGTAAGGCATCTGAAGCATCTTTATATTTATCCAATCGGGCAATCTTAACTTTGCCGAGCGGGAGGATGGATGCTGCCTGTTCTGTTGCATTACGTCCTGCTTCGTCATTGTCGAAGAATAAGACGATTTCCTCATATCCTTGTAATAAAGGTATTTGTTTTTGAAGATCCTTTTTGGCTCCCTGTGCCCCATGTGGTAGCGAAACCATCGGCCAGTTCTCCATTGCTTCATAACAGCTCGCAGCATCTAATTCACCTTCAGTAATAACAATACGTTTACCAGAAGTAGGGAATAAATGCTGACCAAATAAGGTGTCAGTGGAAACTCCTTCATACTTAAAGTTTTTTAGTTTGTCTTTGGTTTTGAATCCTTGAATGCGTCCAGAGCCATCGAAATAAGGGAAGCGTAGGTGTGTTGCATCTCGGTAGATTTTATATTTTTCGCAGGTTTTTTCACTGATGTTTCGTTTTTGCAGCCTTTGGGCTGATCCTTTAAAAGTGACATTTGTTTGCATGTGATGAGTGTGTTGTTGCCCATCTCCAGTAGTCCTAGCTTGACAGCTAAAACAATAAGTGTGCCCATCTGTATATACAGCACGTGCATCAGATGAGCCGCAGTTTGGACATGGTTCGTGTCTTATAAATTCGCTGTCGGTCATGTCAACCAATCAATTGGTATAGCGTGAAAAGCACACCATTTAATTCCATATCTTTTGCACCATTGTGCATAAGTTGTTTTAGATTTTTTACTAATTTTTTTATAAGGATCTTGAAATACCATCCTTAAATCAATCTCATTCTCTGCTATTACTTGTCTAACCTTACGGCGATCTTCAGGTCGCCAAAATCCTTTTGTTTCAAGGCATACGCCATTAGGTAAAACAAAGTCAGGTGTGTATTTATGAGCGATAGTATAAGAAAAACTTGTACCTTCATACTCATAATCAACACCTAACTCACATAAAAGATCAGAGACTTTCTCCTCTAATCCTGATTTGAACATTAGAAGTCATCATCAATAGCAACTTCTTCTGAAGGTGTGACGTTTGGATCATCAGCCTTAAAGCCTTGTGTCTTACCAAATAAATCTGCTACTCCATCTTCATCTAAATCACCAGTATCTACACCAGCTCCGGATTGTATAGAGACAATCTGTACACCAGACAATTTTAATGATGTTCCATAAGTAACACCATCTCTAAGTATGTATGGTTTCTGATGGAATCCAAGTTTAACTTTGGATCCTTCATAAACTGGAGTGTCTTCATTAGTTATTGGAGTACCTTCTGTATCAACAACAGGTGGTTTCTTATCATCAGCCCATGAGAACTTAATAATATATTTCCCATCAGCTACTTCTTCCCAAGGTTCAGGTCTAAGTGTTGACCTCTTTGGATTCTTTAACTTTGACTCTGCCCATTTAAGACAGTCAGCTCTTTCAGTCTCAAGTGCATTAACTATATCCTGACCGACAACAGCCTTCAGTGAGTAGCCAAATTTACTTGGTTTTAATATCGCCTGATAACCTTCAAGGGTTACAGGATCTTTAGTTACGTGTATGTTTTTCATCAACAGAAAAAATAAGTGGATTCAATTACCTCGGACGGTTGTAAGTCTCCGATAATCGGTGGTTCAGTCTCTGCTCCAATAGCTTGGGCAAAGTCTTTTAAAAAGTCATGCTCTGCAAAGAGGTGCATGTAGGTATCGCGCACTAATGTAGAAAGAAATGTCATATCTGTAGCTCTACACAAGACACTATCGTGTATCAAACTTATTGGTGCATCAAATCTTGTCGCAGATAAATGTAGCAAACTTGCATCTAATGAATGTATTAGGTTTGGTGCAGTTGCGTTCTTGTGATGTAATAGATCTACTCCTAATTCTTGATCTGGAATACTTACTCGTAAGTTTGTAGTTCCAAATAATTGCATCTTTATACGTTTCCAATCTTGTTTCATTAACTTTTGTGTGACCCTAAAGCCAGATGGTGTGACCCAAGTTAATTCTTTAGCTCCATTCTTAATAGCTTTACTTACTTCTTTCTCTATCCAGCGCATTACTTTCATCGGTCCCGGGACTACTACTTCCATAGCACTCCTGACCGCTTGAACTATTTGTGTTAGTTCTTCTTTTTCTACCTCAATATCTATATCTTTGAATGCATCTCTTATGTACTGCCTATTGCTAAAAGGTTTAGCATTGTAGGGTATTGTCATAACGCATCTTTTAGTCTTCTTTCTATCCCAATAAGGACGTAACCTTTCAGGTATATGAGGACGACTTTTATCAGCTATAACTTGATATGCATCTTGAGGTTTATCGCTTGGTATTACATTGACCAAACGTGCTGTGGACTTATCCCTAGCTAGACCAGCCAGTATCTGTAGACCTGAGCATGTTGCATCAGTTGCCACGGGTAAACCAGTAGTAGTTTTGCCTGACAATCCTCCCATGACCACGCAGTAATACTCGTGACATGCAGCTAGAAATTGCCAAGGTTCATCAGCTACTTCCCAATCTCCTATGTTATTGATTGGATCTGTAGCTACTCGTTCAATTAACTTTGTATTTTCATCTTGTATAACCCAAGATAACCGCTCCTCCATAGTCGCTTTATCAAGACCATAAGTAGTAGCTACTTGAAAAGCTAACCACTTCATCCCATCCTCAGTAATCTCTGACTCCTCACTAAACCTCAGTAAACTTTTACCAAAGTCTGTGTCTTGTGGAGTTAAAAAACTAGGTATAGGGTAAGCTCGTCCGCGATAATCAAACGACCAAGGTATGTAGAAATCTTTATCTTCAAACTCCCTGACACAATTCATTGTCATTCTAGTTCTACAAGATATTCTCCATTCGTTAGCATTCTTGTTGTGTGCTATCGCAGCATCTTTTTTCCATTGCTTTTTACTATTTTTATTAGTATCAAAGTCAGCTGGTTTTGGAGGTATTGGATGATTAATAACAGGACGAAACTTTCCTACTTCAATTTCTTTCTCTTCCAACTCTTTAGCTACTCCAACTATGAAGTCACTAAGTCGGTATTTAACCTTTTGTATTTGGTTTAAAAATTGATAAGTTGTTTTCCCCTGTATACGTAACACTACCCCTCTTCTTACCATTTCATGGCAATTAGTTAACTGATTTAAGTAGTAGCCACCATCGTATAAGTTTGTCCAATCACGAGGTTCAATAAGCATTGGTTTAGTTAGTGGACTAAACAATTCTGTAATCCTTACTATTTCTTCCTTATGTTTATTAAATTCATCTGTTGTTATTACATATGCATCTGACTTGTTACCTTTTCTTTTCTCTACACTTTCAAACCAACCCGATGATTCTGCTAAACAATTAAGTAAAAAACCTCCTAACTTTACTTTCCATTCTCTACTCCAAGGTTTCCAAGGCACAATATCATGCTTATTCATGATAGTTTGCATAGACTTGCGCTTATATTCTGTACCTTTAGCTTGATGCCAGTATGTTTCTTTTAATGCTTCAAATAATGGAGGTGCTATTTTTTCGTAGTATTGCATTTGGCACTCAGCTTCAATCGCACTTCCTATTGAATCCGTAACACTTACAACTAATTGATTTTTTCTTCTTGGAGAAAATACTTTATCAAATGTAAGTTTGGCTGCAATAACAGCTTGCGACTCTGTATCAAGTGCAAATAAATAAGGTAACAAGCCAATAAGATGACCAGCTCCCTTAACAGCTGTTAATTTTCTTTCTTCTTTTCTCTTATTTAAATATTCAACAAATGTTGGCAACAATGTAGCAATGGAAGCAGAACCATAAACAGTAGCGGATGCGTATTCTTTTTTTTCTAAGTGAAGGGTATCCTTCCTTATTTTTTCTAATCCGCCCTTGATTTGGTTACGTTCTAATGTCTCCTGCTGCTCAATTTCAGCACGTAAAGGCATGTATTTTGTTCTATGGATATTTTGTACGGATTTATGCGAAGGTGTATAGATTAAACACCGTTGCAAATAAAAAGATCTCAGCATTTCTGCCAAGATCGAATACCATTATGAATTTTAAGTTATGCGGTTTTTAAGTCCGGCGCGTCTACCAATTCCGCCACACTCCCAAGGCTTTTCAGCGAATTTAGTATAACAGACGCGCTTAACATATCTCATAAAATCCAGTAAATGGAAACATTGTAGTATCTACGGATCCGATGGAACTATTAAAATTCCAGCTTATTCATAGAGTTTCGTTTGCCATCATCAGTTGGCTTGGCATATACCATTGTTGTCTGAAGATGACGGTGACCTAATATGCTCATTAGATCAATGGGTGGGCATCCACCAGCAAGTTGCCAAGTAGCAAAACTATGTCTTAAGCAATGGAATACGTATGTTCCATCATCTGGGAAGTCCATGTGTTTATGTATTAGTTGACCGAATTGCCAACGCACAGCATCAGCATTTTTCCAGTCATTACCAAATACTTTCACACCGGGGTAGCCCTTTGGTGGAGCATCTTCGCACCGCTTGATGAGTGTGGAACGTAGCTTGGGATGTATAGGTACACATCTAGCTTCTTCATTCTTAGTCATTTCAACATTGATAACGCCAAGATTAAAGTCCACTGCCCATGCTGGTAACTTAAGTAACTCACTTAATCGCATACCTGTTAAGGATGCTGCGAGGATTAAGTCATGCAAGTCGTTCCTGAACATGTAGTCTTTGGATATGCGTAGCATTTCCTTAACTTGTTCTTTGGTGTAGTACTTGCGAACAGTTTTGTCACGTTCCTTTCTACGTTTAAAAGGAGTTGGAAGATCAAAGGTAATAACTTCATTCTCTTTACAGAATTTAAGTACTGTCGAGACTGCCGATATAAACCTATTGATAGTGGCATTCTTTTTACCAGACTCTTCAAGTGATGTACATATATCAGTCATTAGAGCTTTCGAGATCCGATGAGCTGGGAATGTTTTTCCTTGATATTTAGTAAAGTATCCAGAATATAGGATTGCGGAATCACGTCCTCCTCCATTACGCCACGTTTCGAGATTGCGGAGCGTGTAATCTAAGCACTCTCCCCAAGTAATAGCTTTAGCCATAGAGTTGTTCCTTGAGAGTATCTACCAGTTGCTTACCAGATTTAGTAAGGACGAGTTGATACCTCCTCAGATTAGAAGGATCTCGTTCCTTGCTAATCAGTTTCAGCCCCGGTTTGTTTTTGTAACGATGAATCTCTGCTAAGTAGTCAGTGTTCCTGCTACCAGCAGCGTTAGAGTAACCCAATGCAGCTTCCATCGCTTGCTTATGACATCCGTCATGTGATGCGATGTATAAAAAAGTCAATTGTAGTTGCAATGGCATTTCAGGATCGAAGATCATAAATGTCTTTAAACATTTAAAGAGCTTCTCCATCTGACTATCTGTCAGCTGATCCTTCCATGGGTCGGTTGCTCGCTCCATCATCCTTGGGTGGTGGTTTTATTTGTCCTTTGGGACAAGTGTATTGTATCACGAATCTACCAACATGTATATCAAAGTCGCAAAACTTTTCTTCATCCATGCCTAAATAGAAATCGCCTTTTGAGAAAAGTTCCATCGGGTATAAATTCTGTTGGGACTAAAGTAACATGAGATACAAGCACGGGCTACGTACATGAGTAAATCAATATGTTCACTATGAACATAGTGGTAGCAGTTCTTGTTCTGCTACTGGAGTGTCGTCTTCTAATTGTTGTGACATTATGTTAAGCAGTTCATCAACATTTGGATGTCTGTGTATTTCGCTACTTAATGTTTGTAATCTTCTATTGAATGTTCTTGTGTTCATTGTTATTGAAATCGAGAGGTAAATCTGAGGGTTTAAGGTGGTACATTCCTTCCATAGTGCATAAGTAAATCTCTTTGTTTTCATTAATTGATTTACGTATACGGTTATGTGTATGACGTGGAGTGTTGTAATAAAACTCTTCTACTTTTCCTTGAGTGTCCATGGTTCTTATGATCGAATACACAGAGTCAGGGATGTCATAGCCATGTATTTTCCAGTCCGTAAACTGTTCATACGGCATTGACACAAAGTGTTTGTCAGGTGTGTCCTTAATAGCTCGCCAGTTGTTGGGAAAGTATTTCTTTTTCATGTGATTCTCCTTACATCAATGAGGTTGTAACGGTGGGTTTTAGTCCAGTTCAGTGCTGAATAAGCAGCTTCTTCATCGCAATCGGCTTTAATCAAAAACCAATGCTTCTCCTCGTCGGGTAGACGATAGATAACTTGATAGGTAATCATGGCGAGCCTGATGAGTGTGTATATTTACCTGTCCATTTCTGGGGGTTTACTGACTGTCAGGCGTAGTCTTGTAGTTAGAAATAGTTACTACTATCTTTAAAGTCTTCAAGATGTTTCTTTAACTTTGCTGGTTTAATCCGTACGTCCATATACAGAACACAATGCTCTGCGGCTCTGCGTACTTGATCGTCGTCCCAGTCTGGTTCAGCCTTGCGTATAGCTGCTGAGTAATTCAATGTTTGTTTAACGTCTATAGTCATAGTTCTTTTGAGTAATCAACTTTCTTTTTGTCGTGTATTGTGTCTATCCTTCCTATCTTTCCGAAGGTTAAAGCCATTTGTTCAGCATGAGCTGCATCCTTGGCATCAAATCTGTAGTAATTAAATACAGTTTTACTTGTCCTTACTTCATAAGTAGTCATAATGTCTCCGGTATTTCAAAGTGTCCTGTTACGCTCATTTGCCATTTGAACTCATGCAAGTCACCATATTCAGCGAAAACTCTTTCGCTTACAATCTTGGATATAACTGCCCTGTCTGAATAATTAAGTAGGTCAGCCACGTTAATAGTTTTGGTTTGCATCACAGCAATACCTCCTCAAGTTCATCAATTTCTTCAACAGTTAATTGACATGTAAGGATACTGTCCTTGGCTCTGTCTCTTGCTTCCATGAGCAAGGTATTGAGATTCTCGTATTGAGAACTATTCATTAGTGCATTTATATGTCGCATTTGTGGATCTCCGGTAGCTGTGGCTCAGGTCTGAATGATGCTTCAATAAGTTCAAACTTAAGTGCTTTATCCTTCATTACTTCAAGAGTCTTAACGATATCTTGAAAGGAAGTAGTGTCATCTATGTCTGGGTCATAACCATTAGCTATGTCATAGACCTTGTTGATTAGTGTCGTGTCGGTCATTAGTCAGTAAGCCCCGCTCATTGCGTGGGCAAGTGGACATAGACGGAGTTGAACCGTCCCTGCTGTTCGGAGTCAGCAGCAGCCCTGTGTCCATGAGACCTTGAGACCCTGAGCCTTGAGACCTTGCGTCCCTGCGTCCATGATCTGCGTCCTTGATAAATAAAAAAAATATATACTTCCATGTATAGACACACGATTGGCGTGTGAGTGTGGAGACACATGAGTGTGCGACTATGAGTGTGGAAAAATATAAATTAGGGATATATATTATACCCCTAATGTTATACTAAGGTGCATAAGTTAGTCATTTAAAAACTCATTTGCCTTACGTGATCTGTTGCCATGTGATAAGAAAGCGACCACGTTAGATCGGTTGCTATGACTACATAGTTTGCAGTTTGCACATTGTACATGTTCATGTAATTGTGCCGGACATATTGTTACTTTGTGACCGTCGGGCGTGTGTGTTGGTGTGACCTTGTCGGAATTAACAACACATACTGCTGGTAGTCCCTGCCGTATTGCATCATCAGCTTGCGCGAGTGATTCGCATGAAGCATTGATTGTAAATCCGTTCTTGTTAGCATACCTTAAAGCTTCCAGATTATGGGTATTAAGTTTATGATGGGAATATGTATATCCCTTGGCACCACTGGATTTATTAGCATCAACTAATTGTTTAAGTAATGCTAAGTTGATGAGCTCTTGCCCATCTGGTGCGGTGACATACGGGATGTCCCCGGAAACATTGTGCCGCCATAATTGACCAGCATTTAATTGTGAAACAAACTTGGCTAAGTCATCCCAACTACCGCCGCGTTCACCTTTGGTGACCTTGTTCCAGTGCCATGACTGGGGTCCAGTCTTTGCGTAGCAAGTGTCATACATGCCGCAAGTTGTTGGACATGTGCCAGCTTCGCTGGTTGTGACTGGGATCTTGCCAACTTTAGAGTTGGAAGATCGCCTAGTAATGTGAACTCTAGTCATGACTAGCCAGCCACGTTTTGAACAGCGAGATACTGTGGTATCTCATTGAAGTAGCTATAACCTATACGGTTATAAGTCATAGCTCCAGTAGCTGGACGATATCTATTCTCTTGAATAGCATTCTTAGCCAAGTACTGAATCCAAAAGCCAAGGCTTTTGTTGTTATCAAGTAACAGACTTAAAAGTCTGCGACGGCTGACGTTCTTGTAAAGATACTCAGCACCAGATTCTTTGAATCTGACAATGCAGCGTCCTTGAAGGACGTTGACAGCAGCGAACTCGATGGCATCGCTAAACCTACGGTTTACAATTGTGTAACCAAACATAATAATTCTCCGAATAAATTAACAATTTGGCTCGAAAGCCAAGTGATAGCAACGGAGTTGCACCGTTCTTGCGTGGCTGTAGGGACACCACCTCGCAAGGACTAACTCGCTATCTGGTATCAAAGATACCAAGGTGTATAAGTTAGCACTTGTATAAACGACGTGGCGGAAGTTCTCGCCGGTGTCTTTACCCAAATCCCACTTTCGTGGTCGCCGTCACCGCTTTCTCTGCGGACTTGGAGCTCTACGCTCCGCTTATCAAGGCCGGTCAACTTCTTGTCCTGAAGGGGCACTGGACTCAACAACCTTTACGGTTGTGTGGCTGCTCTGGATTGTTGTTTGTTATGAAATTTCGTCGATTCGTCGAGGGAGAGGTGTTGTAGTTAAGTTAGTTATCTCTCTCACCCTAAAGGGAGAGATAAATAACATAACGTTAAACAACACTCTCTGTTGTCATTATACCACGGTGTATCGGTTAGTCAGCCAAACCAGTCAACAAACTGTCACAAGCCCCATCAGATCGGTTGGTATCACTGGATAAATTCGTTTGGTCAATCTGGTCGGCAACAGATCGCGAGAGATCGAGAGACAAGTAAACCGCGCGGGCGTACGGCTGCGTGCGTTGATTGATCGCGTGCCTGTGCGCGTTAATTGTTCCCGCGGGCGGGCGCGTTAATTGATCGCGCGTGTATTGCCCAGCAAATCCCTTGCTATGACTGGGAGTTCACCGGATCATAGATCCGCCGGACGATTTTGCTACCCCCC